CATAACTATTTTTGGTAGAACCCCATTCTTGATAGGCAAAAACGCGACCGTGTTGTTTGTATTCAAGACCGGACGCATGTATTGGTAGAAAATAATAGGAAGGTAGAATTGTGATATCTTTCCATTTTCTACTGAAATAAAGACGTGTTAATAAACCGGGACCAACAGTTCTCCATGCTCTTTGTTGTGTTGTACGATATGCAATTTTATTATTTTTTATCCATTCTATTGCTAGTCGAGGTAATTCATGTTTTGGTGGGAACGCCATTGTACCAGTGGCGATGAGAGGATGTGTCGGTGCGAGAACATCACTGTATTCTTGGGTTGCCCATCCAGCAGCGCGGACTTTTTCATTTTCATAACCGGCAAAAGATTTATTTAATGATAATAAGTCGGTAAAAGGTTCAATGCAAATGGAATCGGCGTCGACGAAAATACCACCATATTCGTAAAGTAATTCCCATCGAATAATATCTGCTTTACCATTTATTTCATTCATATCGTTAATCTTATCACCTAGTTGTGTTTTAAAGCCGCGTTTATTCAGTTCTGCTTCGGTCCAACGGATATATTGAAAACCGAGGGGTTCGTGGATGTTTTTCCATGTGTCCATGAATTTGGTGGGTGGTGGCTTTGGTCCAATCCATAATTGATGAATAATTTTTGGTATATTTGACATATTATTAAATGTTAAATATTAATATTTAATATTTTTTTTTATGAATTATTAATGTTGATATTCAATGCAATTATTTGAACAAAATGTTTTATTATTATGTAAAATAACAATATCTAATATAGAAATTTGTTTGTTGCAACGATAGCATTTTTTTTTTTGGAATATAAGAAATTATTTTGGTAATTATTTCAATTGGTACATTCATTTAAATATTTAAATATTATTATTTAAATATTTAAATATTATTTAATAATAATATTTAAATATTTAAATAATATTATTTAATAATAATTACATGAATAATCTAGTTTTAATAACTTCTGTGATTAACACACCTGATAAACCATTAAGTTATAGTAAGGTACGTTCAGTATTTACAAGAGAAGAACGATACGAACAAACAAAAAAAACAATACAAAGTATAAAGGAAAAAATTCCAGATTATAAAATTATGATTGTTGAATGTACTGATTTTACCGAAGAAGAAAAATCTTATTTCGAAAAAGAATGTGATTATGTATTAAACTTATGGGATAAAAAAAAATTACATGCAAATATATTTGGTTTGTCAAAATCTCACGGCGAAGGTACTATGACCATTGAAGCATTGTCGTATATAATAGCTAATAATTTTGAATACAATAAATTATTTAAAATATCAGGTAGATATTGGATGACTGATTGTTTTAATTACAAATTATTTGATAATAAAAAAAGTAATTTTCATAAAATAAATGGGGCTATTAATAATATATATACTGCATTTTATAAAATTCCTTATAATTTAACACCAACATTATTACAATTTTTAAAACAAACAGAGAATTTAATGGTTCAATATATAGGATATGAAGTATTGTTTGGAATATTTTTAAAAGCAATAAAATATAATAATGTAGAATTTATTACCAAAATGAATATTTGCGGTCATATAACAGTAGATGGTGGATTTGTAGTTTGGTAATTTATTTCCGATGCCAATATATCACCTTTATAAATATTTTTTGAGGTATGTTCGGTAACCAATAATGTTCCGTCACAACAGTTAATTAAAAATGAATTATCGTCAAATATTTCAACAACTTCGCCGTTTTGTTTGCCATAATATAAAATATTATCATCAAAAGGATGTGCTTTCCATATCATTATTTTATCATATGTGTTATATGTAAATGCTCCTGGGTAAGGTTTAGTTACGGCTCTTATTAAATTATAAATTTCATTTTTTGATTTAGACCAATTTATTAATCCATCGCTTGGAGTTCTTTTTTTATAAAAGGTTGCATCGCCAATTTGATGAATAAGTTTTACATTATTATTAAATATTTTTGGAATGTTTTCAAGATACATATTTTTTACAATTATACCTATTTTTTTATATATAGTATCACAAGTATCAAAATCATTTATATTAATAATTCTATAATCAATAATATCACCATCGTCTATACCAGGTGCAATCTTAAAAATATTCCATACTATTCTTTTTCTATTCGTAATTATTGACCAATTAATAGGACTTCTTCCTCGACCCTTTGGCAATAGTTCAGAACTACCATGTTGTCCAATTGCACCCCATTTTAATGTATTTAATATTATTTCTGGTATTAATCTTTGCCATCCACCAAGTAATAAAATATCAAAGTTATGTTCATTAAAAAAATCAAAATCTTCTTTTTTTTTTAAAGAATATGATTTACAATAATAAATTGGTATAGAATATTGTTTTGCAAATTCAGAATAATCAACCCAACCAGAAGCCTTATTATTATTTGGGTTTTTAATAGTTACAATATAATCAATATTTATATTATTTTGAATCAAGAATTTGCAAATTTCAATACATTGTCTCTGCATACCACATATAACAATTTTTTTAGTTTGAACCATGTTTTTAACGACTTTGTATCTGCCTAATTTTAATTTATCAATATTGGTATCTATACAACCTGGTTTAACGGTGAACCCAGCAACAAAACCATTTTTTTTATATAAGTCATAATTACTGGTATTTCCACACGGATATGAAAATATATAATTTTTTACATCTATTTTTTGTAGAAACTCTTTCATTTTTCTACATTTTTCAAATGTTTCATTGGTATTATGTGTATAACTATGAGACCCAATTTCCATATTATTTTTATGCATTTCGGTTATTTGTTCATAATTCATATACATAGAATTTGCAAATTGTTCCTCTGTTAAATTTTTCAATATAAATTTATTAAAGAGAATATCACCAATGTATAAGTAGTCGTTATTTCTTAAAATATTAGTAATAAATATCTTTTGTGAAGACCAATCATTATTAATATAAGTACTTTTTTTGTATGTATTCCATAAACTTAAAAATTTTTCTATATTGTTATCTTGTAGAAATATATCCCTTATATTAATTATAAGTTCGTTTAAATTTATTTTAAAATGGGATAACAAAAAATGTATTTTATGTGGTGTTAATACTTTTTTTTCAAAAATAACTTTCCCTGTTATAAAAAAACTACCAGAAATTTTTTTTTTTTTTAAATAAGGATATACATATTTAAAGTGACATAATGTTCCATCGTCAAAAGTTAAAATACAATTATCTTTATATTTATCATAATTATCATTTAAAAAATCACCAGTTGATATAATAGTGTATTTTTTCATTAAATTATCTATAATATTTTTAAATTCATAAAATGAAATTGCACAACATTCTGTATTACAAAGTCGTTCATTATAATATGGTATATTTATTATATTTTGTTTAAATATTATATCGTGAAACATATAAACACATATAGTCATTAAATATACATATACATATTTATTATATTTAAATTAATTTAAATATAATATATATTAATTATATTAATTATATTAATGAAAATTGCTATTATAGATGGTGTACAACAGGATATAGGTTTAAAGATATTGTTCCCAGAAGCAGATTATTTTATTAATAATATAGAATTAAATAAAGAAGAAAGTTTAAAAAAATATAATATTGAACCCAAAAAAAACTGGAATACCATAACAGATAAAAATTATGATTATTTATTTATTGTAATTGCTTTTTATGATACAATTAAAGAAAGAAAATTTTTTAAACAATCTATTTTAGATATTTGGAATAAAGAATTAGGTATTATAAATAAAAATAATTTTAAAAAGGTTTGTGTGTTTGATATTTATGACTATGATTACGACCCGACTGAATTTATAAAAAATGAAAAAATAGATTTTTTTTTTAAAAGAAATTATAATAAAAATAAAAAATATTATAAAAATGTTGTACCATTTCCATTTATAATGTTTGGAAAAAAATCATTAATAGAAAAATTAGAAGAAACAAATAAAAGTAAAATCAAACATAATAGATTATTTTTTACAGGAACATTATTTACTCACATAGATAATGAAATTAATTATATTAGAAATAGAAGAATCTTATATAGTAAAATATATAAAATAGTATATAATCCGGGAAGATTAAATTATAATGATTTTTTAAAATACATGGGTGAATCGAAATACGCATTAGATTTAAATGGTGTGGGTGACCCAAATAAAAGAACATTTGAAATATTATCTCAAAATACATTGAGAGTTGGTGAATTTAACAATTTAAAATGGCCTTTCAATGAAGAATTTTGTGAGGAAACAATATTTAAAACGCCAGAAGACTTGTTTAAAAAAATACAAAATTTAGAAAAAAGTGAATTTTTGTATACTAAATGTTTAAATATTCAAAATAGTATTTACAAAAAGTATTTTAATAAAAAATGGATTAGAGGTTATATTTTAAATATTATAAAATGAAGAGACATGATGTTATTAATTCATTTATTAAAAATACAGAAAGCAATTATTTGGAAATAGGTATTCAAAGAGGTTTAACATTTATAGAAATTACATGTAGTAATAAAGATGCAGTTGATCCATATCCTATATTTGAAGGTAAGAGTATAGTTAATTATAAAACAACATCAGACGATTTTTTTTTAAATCATATAACTCTAAAATATGATTTTATTTTCATAGATGGTTTACATGAATGTCACCAATTAATAAAAGACTTTGAAAATAGTTATAATAATTTAAAAAAGAACGGGATAATATTTTTTGACGATATTTTACCAAAAAATATAAAAGAACAAACAATACCCGTTAGTAATGTACATGGACCATGTACAGGGGATGTATGGAAACTAATTTATCATATTATGTTAAATAAGGAAAAATTTGATTTAAAATATATTAATTCTATTACAAAAATGGACAATGAATGTAGAGGTATATTTGTTATGAAATTTAATAATACAGGTAATAATAGTTTTTTTGAAAACATGGTTAATATATCATCACATTATAGTTATGAAAATGATTTTGCTGATTATAAATTACATCTTAACGCATTAAATGTTTAACAGTGGGTAAACTCATGGTTTTAATTATATTATCTATTTTTTGTATATCAAAATGTTCAAATAAATTGTTATATATTTTATCATAATTTTTTAGAGTATGTATAACTCTATTTGGTATTTTTTCATAATCTTCGAATATAATATGGTCTTTTAAATGATATGTATTTGTATCAAATTTAGTTTCACTAATAACAATAATGTTATTAAAAACGCACCTATCACATCTAATGGATTCGAAAATCTTTAAACATTTGCTCCAACCTATATTTAATATTATTTTATATTTGAAAATTTTCAAATCTCTTTGTTTCCCAAATCCACTAATAATATCAACATTTATATTTTTTTCTTTTAATTTATCAACAATATATTTTCTTCTCTTTGAAATTAGATTATCGGATATAATACAAACATCCTTATTTTTTTTGAAATTATATAATTCGTTATAATTAACTTGGTATGGTAAGAAATAAGTAGAAAATGATTTATTAAAATATTTTAAGTTTTCATTCGAAAAATCTATTATTTTTATTTTTTTCGATATTTTATTCATTTTTTCGCTCCAATTTTCATATTTTTTACACATTTGTTCAGTGTTAAATAAATATATATTATTTGTTTCGTTTGTAATTACTAAATTATCTGGAAGTCGAACCCAAAATATATATATATAATTTTTATCAATAATATTATTATCAAAATGATTATATAATTTTATTTCGCAATTTAATAATGGTATTATCGAATAAACATAATCTTCTGTATATTTAAATATTGTATTTTGAATCATTAGTTTAATCTTCATATAAAAATATTAATATATTAATTTAAATAAAAATTATTTATATTTATTATAATGAATGGATTTACATGGATATTTGACGACGCTAAAAAATGTTATGTTAATGATAAAAATATAGATTTAAATGAATTCAGGAGTAACAGACATGTATATGGTTTCATTATTAATAATGGTGATGTTGATAAACAAGCTTTAAATTTTTCTAAAAAAATAAATATAAGTTTATATAATGATTTTTATAACAAAGAAAAATCACTTATTGGTTATAAAAATATTGAAAATCAGTATCATAGGGTAGATGATTTAGATTCAAAACATATTTTTATACTAACATTTTTATTTAATTAATTGGGTAAAGAATTAAATAATATAGTTGAAATTGGGGGTGGATTTGGAAATATATTAAGATTAATGGATGGAGTCATAAAATTTAACAATTATGAAATTATAGATATTCCACACATTATTGAATTACAAAAATTTTATTTACAAAATGAATTAAATACCAATACATATAAAAAAATAAATTTTTTAGATTGTTATAAAGATGATATAAAACCTAAAAAAGATATAGATTTAATAATAGGAATGCATAGTTTAAGTGAATTATCCTGGGATTTTTTTAAAAATTATTTTGATAATATAATTGTAAATAGTAAATATTTATTTTTATCTTTAAACAAAAATTGTCCATCTCCTTTATTAATAAAAAAAAAAATAAATTATATAATTAATAATAATTTTAAAATTAAAAAAAAGTTTGAATATATAGAAATACCCCATGGTGCAAATGTAGCCCATATATTATTTGAAAAAATGTAATATATAATTAATTTTTATTTTTATATAAAAAATAAAAATTAGTTATATTATAACATGTCAATTAAAGAAATTACATTATTTTTAACAGCTTGTAATAGACCGAAATTATTAAAAATAACTTTAGAAAGTTTTTTGAAATATAATACCTATCCAATTAAAGAAGTAATTATAATGGAGGATTCTGGTTTAAAAGGGATAAATGATTTTGCAAAAGAATTATTACCATATCCGTGTAAAATAATATATAATGAAAAACGAATTGGACAAATGAAATCTATTGAAAATGGTTCGAAATTTATAAATACAGAATATGTGTTTCACTGTGAAGAAGATTGGGAATTTTATGATAGTGGTTTTATTGAAAAATCTTTGGAAATATTGGAATCAAATAATAAAATATCATTAGTCAAATTACGTTCATATAATGAATACATTAATAGATATAAAATGACCATTGAAAATACAAATAATGAATTGTACAATATTATTCATCAAAATAACATATCAATGTATACTTTTAATCCAAGTTTAAGAAAAAAGGAGATAGCGTTATTTGGTATACCATATAATAAAAAGGATGAATATAATTTGCAAATTGAACTTAATAAATTAGGTTATATTTCAGTTGTAACAAAAAATAAAAATGGTTATGTTAAACATATCGGTTGGAGTCATCATATATATTAAATTATTATTAGTATAAGAAACCCATATATATATATAGTATAGTATGAAAATTCAGTATTATATTATACATAATGGCGAAAAAACGCGGAAAGAAACAATGACGCGTTTATTGAAAGACAATGGTGTAGATATGGATGATGTAAAATGGATATTGCATCCAAATAAAAATGAAATTACATCAGAATTAAAAAGTAAATTAGTAAATAAATATTTAAAAAATGGTTATATATCTTGTACATATAAACATTATTTGTCATTAAAGGATATTGTAGAAAATAATTATGAATATAGTGTTATTATGGAAGATAACATTGGGTTTGTATATGATAATATACCAAATAGACTTGAACTTTATTTAACTCAACTTCCAGAAAATTGGGATATATTATTCGATTCAAAATGGGCTTCTTATAAAAGTATTGACGAGGAAAAAGTTACTGCTGATAAAATAGTTTATAAAAAAAGTAATAAAATAACAAAATATTGTCATGGAGGAACAAGAGTGGCACAATTTTATTTTTTAAATTTAAATTGTGCAAAAAAATTATATGAGAATTATTTACCATTTGACAATCCACCCGATTGGTGGATGAATACCTTATTTAGAAAATTAAATATAAATAGTTATTGGTCAGAACCAGCATTTATAGAAATAAAAAAAAACCATACATCGTCTTGTTAAAATATATTTAATATATTAAATATATTTAATATATTAAATATATTAAATATATGTTTATTAATATATTATAATGTCATTGCGTCGCGATAAAGTTATTAATTATTTATTCCAAAAATATAATTTATTAAATCCAAGTTACTTGGAAATAGGTGTATGGAATGGTGAAACATTTAAATATGTTAATTCAACAAAAAAAGATGGTGTTGACCCAGAACAATATTGCGAATGTAATTTTGTTAATTATAAAATGACATCTGATGAATTTTTTGAAAATAAAAAGAAATATGATTTTATTTTTATTGACGGTTTACATACTGCATATCAAGTTACCAAAGATATAAAAAATTCATTAGAACATTTAAACGATGGTGGTATAATAATGTTAGACGATGTATTTCCACATAGTGAATATGAACAAGAAGCCTTAAATTTGAAAAAGGTTGGGCCACAAACAGGAGATGTTTGGAAGGCTGTGTATCATGTATTTGAAGAATTAAAAGAGATTAGTGATGAAATATTATTTTTTAAAAATACAGAAAGGGGGAATTTAATATTTAAAATTAAAAAAAAAAATAAAAAATCCATTATGGTAGATGATACCATACCAACTAAAAATATAGATGGTTGGTACCAGGGTACAGATAAAGAATGGACTAAATATAATTATAAAAGAGATTTTAAAACATATTATGATAATTGCTTGGAAAAATATTTATTTATAAATTAACTAATTTGTATAATTCTTGCAAATATTTAATATTTGCTTTTCTAAAAATTGTAATAAATGTTCATTTTTATTATTTAAATGACACATATCATCGTCTACATATTCTTTAACATAGATGTTATCTTTACTAACCTTATTATATATATCCAAAAATAATATATCATGTTTATTGGAAAAATATAATAATTTTTTATTCATATAATTGGTATATTCAATTCTTTCCTTTATTTCACCATTAATTTCATTACCAATATTTTCAGTTACTGGTAATATACAATATATAATTGGTTTTATTTCAAATTTTTTCCCTAAATATATTATTTTTTTAACATATTTTTCTGTTATATTATCAATGAAATCCTTATAATTATTTTTTTGATATTTGTATATATTTTTTTGAACATCATTCCAACCAAAACTAAATAATACAAAATCATTTTTTTTTATATTAGTATTGCAAATATTACCCGGGTTATACCTTTCAACCAAGTTAAATAATGGTATTTCGTTATTAATAAATTGAAACATGGTTACAGGTAGCCCTGCCCAACCAAACCAATGGTGGTCAACTGGTTTTAAAAACCAAGCAATAATTGAATGGCTATCTCCTACAAAGTAAATATTATTCATATAATTATATATATAATGTGAATGTTTTTAATAATTTAATTTGATTTGATATATCTGATATAATATAATCATCTTCAATTTTATAGATGGAAGATAATGTTTTATTTATAGTTTCTGGTCCATTCATTTTATTAATATTAATGTTTAAATTAAATTCTTTTGATATATAACAACACAACTCATATTTTGAAACAATATTTGGTGAAAAAAAATGTTTTATACCTTTCCAAAATTTGTTTTTAAATATTATTTTATGAATAATATTAGCCAATGTTAAACAAGTTACACCATTCCATAAATGATTTGAATATCCATTTATTGTTTTATTTTTATTACTTTTAACCCATTCCAACAAACTTTTTTTACCTTTTAATTCTTCACCAATAATAGATGTTCTTATAACAGTTGCGTTTTCTGGTTCCCCTAACGATTTTGTTATACCATATATATTTTTTTCAGTGTGTATGTCATCTTCGTTATATGGTGAATTTTTTTTACCATTAAACACACAATCAGTCGATATGTGAATGAGTTTTGCACCAACTTTTTCAACAATATTTTGTAATTTGTGAGGAAATAATGCATTAATTTTTATATATATTTTATATTTATTATCTTGTGTTTTCTGTGGTATAATTCCAGCACAATTAACAATAACATCATTTTTTTTTATATTTTTTAAAACCATGTTTAATTTTTTCCAATTATCAATTAAAATATCAAAATCGCATCGTGTAACACAAATAACATTGAAATCGTTTGTTAATATTTTTTTAACATAGTTCCCCAACATACCAGTTGAACCAAATAAATATATAGTATCAATATTCATTTAAATGTATATTAAATAGTATATTTAAATGATTATAAATAAAAAAATATTAATATTCGGTGGGACGGGTTCTCTCGGTCATAAATTAAATAAACGGTATTTGGATAATAATATAATTTACAACTTTTCTAGAGATGAACATAAACATTGGAAAATGAGGTTAAAATTTAAATCTCATAAAAATTTAAATTTTATTATCGGGAATGTTTCGGATAGAATTAGAGTAAAAGAATCTATAAAACGCGTAAAACCAGATATAATAATCATTGCATGTGCAATGAAACATATTGAACAATGTGAAATAAATACAAATGAAAGTTTAAATACAAATATGTTAGGAACAAAATATATTTTAGATTCGGTTGAAGATAATTTAAACGTTCTAACAAATTTGGAAACAGTTTTATTTGTAAGTTCTGATAAGGCTTGTAGTCCAATAAATAACTATGGTATGGCAAAAGCTTTGTCTGAAACGTTTTTAATTGAAAAAGCGAGGTTTATAAAAAATATCAAATTTGTAAACGTTAGGTATGGTAATGTGCTTAATTCAAATGGTAGCATAATTCCACGATTACATGCAATGGGGAAAGATAACAACTATAAAGAATTTATGTAAACGTTAGGTATGGTAATGTGCTTAATTCAAATGGTAGCATAATTCCACGATTACATGCAATGGGGAAAGATAACAACTATAAAGAATTTACGTTAACACATGAAAAAATGACCAGATTTGTAATGACGTTGGACCAAAGTGTGGATTTAATAGAATATACAATATTAAATGCAAAGAGTGGTGATACGGTAATATCTGAATTAACATCTTTAAAAGTGAAAGATTTAATTGAACTCTTTTCTGAAAAATATAATAAACCAGTAAAAATATCAGGGTTAAGACCAGGGGAAAAATTATTAGAATCATTAATTAATGATTCTCAATCAGGTAGAATAAAAAAACATGGTAAATATACTCATATTAAATCGGTATTTGATTACAAAGAAAATATAGATGCTGAAAATTTACGAGATTATAATAGCACAATAAATCCTTTAACAAAACATGAATTACATGATTATTTATTGAAATTGCAATTATTATAACTCATTTATTAATTTTTTAAAATTTTCGGCACATTTCTCAACGCTTAAATTTTCCAACACATATTCTCTCGGTTTATATGTTTCTAATTTACTTATAAACTCATTATATTTTCCTTCAAATTCTTCTTTTCTATAAAAATATTCGCCACATCTATTATCCCAATACGGTATACTTGTCGCGGGTATATCGGGATATGTTATACCTTCTTCTTGATTTAAACTTCTAACATCCCATACAAGCAATGGAACATCACAAGAAAGTGCTTCTTCCAATGCAAATCCCTGACTTTCATGTGCATCCAATATTATTCCGTATTTTGATTCTTGTAAATATTTTAAATAATCTTCTTCTTCATATCTTTTAACATAATCGAAAATTTTAAATTCAATATTTTTATTATGTAAAAATGTTTTTAAAAAAGATAATTCTTCCGGTTTTCTCCTCTTAAAATAAATAAAAACCTTTGTCCTAATCAATGATGTTTTATTATTCAATGGTATAAATTTATCTGTATTAACAGGAAAACATAACTGTTTTAAAGGGATATGTTGTATTTCTTTAAAGTATGACCATAATTTACATACCCATTCACTCGGTTGAATATATACCGTATTTTTTTTTATATTATCAATTACCGATAGTCTTTTGTCTGGAAATACTGAAAAATGAGGTCCAAATATAAATTTTTTTTTTGGATATAATGCACTATTTATAGGCAATGATGGTGAATATACAATATCGAAATTTGATATATCATCTATATTGCCAAATTTATATTTTATTTTCAGAAGATGTAACATTTTTTCCATACCTTCTTTATTTTTATTATGTAAACTGCCATTAATTATTAACAAATTCATATATAATTTATTGATTTTTTATATTTAAATATAAAAAATCTATTATAATTATAAATGTTAATCACGTTAGATAAATTAGTAGCAAATTTCAAACTAAATATTACAGGTGTTCTACACATTGGTGCTCATGAATGTGAAGAACTTTTACCGTATTTAATCCAAAAAATACCAAAAGAAAAAATTTTTTGGATAGAAGCCATGGATGATAAAGTAATCCAAATGAAAAATAAAAATAAAAATATAAATATTTTTAAAGCAGTTGCAAGCGACGTAGATGGCGAAGAGGTTACATTTAATATTACAAATAACGGACAATCATCATCCTTTTTAGAATTGGGAACACACGAAAAACATCATCCACAAGTACATGTTGTAAAAAAAGAAAAAATGATAACATCTCGAATGGATACAGTTATTAAAAAGGAACAAATAGACATGAAAGATGTTAATTTTTTAAACCTTGATATACAGGGTGCCGAATTAAAAGCATTGAAAGGATTGGGTAAATATATAGATAATATTGATTATATATATACAGAGGTTAATACAGAAAAAGTTTATAAAGATTGTGCATTGATTGGTGAAATCGATGAATTTTTGAAAGAAAAAGGATTTGAAAGAAAATGTGAAGCAATTTATAAACAATATGGTTGGGGAGACGCTTTTTATATGCGTGTTTAAATACTTACCCATTCTTCCGGACAAATATCCTTCGTATTTTTATCAGCAAGTTTCGGTCCAAACCACTGACTCGGATAACACACTATCTTTTCTTTATTATCATTAAAATAGGCACCCCACCAACTAAATGTGCTATTTGCTATTATATTGTGTTCGCAACAAGACATCGACAACATTTGTTCCCAATCGGTGAGTTTATCATCGCACTTGATAAATTTCAAATTTTTAAATCTTCTTTTTAATATTTTTATTTTTATATTTATTGCCGCGTTGTCTTGTTCTTCGCAAAAATATAAAATCATCCAATTATCTTTTGTTTTTGTAATAATATGTTCAAGGGCATCTATATAATATTGATTAGATGCAATTGGATGTGAATCTTGAATATTTTTATAATCACCATGTCTGAAATGCATAGAAATGCAATCATTGAATTCAAAATTCTCTCGCAATTTACTTTTCATTCCTTCTATCCCAATCATTTTTTTTATAATTTCAAAATTATCCTCAAAATATTTGTAAGAAGCATAGTATCCCCAAAACAAAAATGTTTGATTCTTTATTTCTGGTATTACCATATAATGAAACGACTTTTCTTGATAAACCAAAATATCCTTCGGTATATCTTTTATTAAAAAAGGCGTCAATCGCTTAAAAAAGGTATCCCAATAGGTAGGTCTTAACGCACCTTCTGCTGATTTCATATCGCGTTTTATAAGAGGCAACTTAAATTGTTCTTTGTGTCTAATAGCATAAGCGATACAATTAAAAATTTGAAATAATTGATTTCCTAATCCACCCATTAAATGTGTTGTAATCATTTATGAAATATATATAATAAAAAATTTAATATATTTATAAAAATATATTATAAAAAATATATTATAAATTTAATATATTTTTTATAATATATTAAATTTATAATATATTTTTTATAAATCAAAGAACACAAAATAATTAAATTTTTTTCATACCTTTATTAGCATCTGTATTATATTTATAAGATTTCGAACTTTCATCATATATGTTACATTGAACATTATCACCGTATTGACTCATTACATATTTGTTTATGTTTCCTATTTTTACATTATCAATACAAGTAAATATATCACCATTCGATTTTTCATACTTTTCTTCACCATAACATCTTGGTAATAGGGGTTTCGACTGAATACCAGTGTAACCTTTTAAAGCGCAAGCATTATTAACATTTGTCGGGTCATTAGAACAAGCTACATTTCCGGCATCACTACCATTAACAATATATTTAAAATTATCTTCTGGACATTTTTGATGTTCAGCATATCCAAAAATATCATGTGTGGTCTTAGTTGGTAAACTAGATGCACCGCCCGTAGATGCACCGCCCGTAGATGCACCGCCCGTAGATGCACTATATGTTTCAGAATCCCATTTAGAACTTCCAGTATTATCTTGAATATGCAAAACACCATCATCTTTTAATAAAACTTTAACATTAGAACCACTGGTAAATGGTTCTTTTGACATGGCTTCCCAAACACCTCTTCCATTTTTATCATGTAACTTTAAGTTGAATGAAGAATTGAATTCAAGATAATATGGACCATCAAACGTGCTTAATAAATTTGGTTGCGCAGACCACTTTAGTGTTCCATTGATATGTTTTATTATTATTTTTCCATTATCTTCAATTAAGAACTTAAATTTAGCATTACTTGATTGTAAATATTCGTTTGCTAACATTTTTTCACCAACTTTTAAAGAATCTTTTTTTATCATACCTGTAGATGCAGCAGTTTCGCTAGCGGATGAACCGGACGATGAACCGGACGATGAACCGGACGATGAACCGGACGACGAATCATTGCTTTCTAATTGAATATTACAACCTGCTAAAACTAAAGAAGTTTTATTTTTCTCTAAACATTCAGCCCAATCCGAAGAAGAAGAGCACATTCTGGCAAATCTCTCATTGCATGTCATTTCTCTAGAATCATTAGCAGAACCAGATGCAGAACCAGATGCAGAACCAGATGCAGAACCAGATGCAGAACCAGATGCAGAACCATTTACAGTTGCTTCATTATTGGAAAAACTAGATTCTATGGACGGTGTGGAATTAATAATTTCACCCTTTTCATTAAAAGAACCGCACCATCCAGCACCGTTATTGTATAAAGAATTTACTTCATTTCCATTTTTACACGTTAAACATTGATTAATACCATTCGGTGAATTACTATAACCACATGTAGAACAGCTATTATGGCATTCGCAACCTTCTATTTCATTACCTTCGCTTTTATAACATATAGAATCTTTGTTGCTTCCTAAAGACCCTGATTTCCTATTTAAATAATCGATTTCTTTTAAAGAATTGGTTATATGACCAAAAGCGTTTTTTTTAAAATTATTATGTTTGGTTAAAGAATTAACATACTTATCATTCATTTCATTATTTCTAACCGATACGTAATAAATAACCCCAGCTAAAAGAATTATTATAACTAAAATTGTTAATATAAGTCCCAACATAAGAATATATATATAATATAAAATATTATTAAAAATTCATATCTAAATCAAATGACGCCTTGCTATGGTCGCCGCTAGATAAACTATAATCACCAACTCTTTTTTCAAAGAAATTCGTTTTACCTTGTAAACTAATCATTTCCATAAAATCAAATGGGTTTGATTTATTAAATAATTTTGGATAACCCAGCTGCACTAATAAACGATCCGCTACAAATTCAATATAATCACGCATCAAATTCGAGTTCATACCTATTAATTTACATGGCAATGCCTCACAAATAAATTCTTTTTCAATTTCAACAGCTTCTTTAAATAATTCATGCACTTTTGCTTTTTTTGCTTTATTTTTTAATTTTGAATATAAAAGAACAGCAAAATCAGTATGCATACCTTCATCTCTACTAATTAATTCATTTGAAAATGTTAAACCAGGCATCAATTGACGTTTTTTTAACCAGTAAATAGAACAAAAAGAACCACTGAAAAAAATGCCCTCGACACACGCGAAAGCCAAAAGTCTAGTGCCAAAATTACTTCTTTTATCGTTAATCCATTTTTTAGCCCAATCAGCTTTTTTTTTAATACAAGGAAAATTATCCAAAGCTTGAAATAATTTTGTTTTTTCTCCTTTTTCTTTAATATAAGTATCTATGAGTAGTGAATAAGTCTCACTTTGCCCAGTTAATATACCATTAAATATCCCAGTATGATTTATAGGTTCTGAAAAACAAAATGTTTTTTCATCATCCGAAATTTTTTTAATATTTTTTATTCTAATTTTTTCTTTACTAGAAAATGAATTATCAATTCTTTCACAATATAAAATATTTAATCTTTTTGGACAAAATCCCTGCAAAATAAGTTTATTTACATCTTTCGTTGATATATATAATACAAAACAATCTTTGCAATTATAATATGCACTTTCCCCAGTGCCATCGTTTTTTGGTAATAATCTTTTTTCTGCTTTATGATTTAATTTTATATTCGATAAAATACCCATCGTAGTTAACATTAACTGAACATCTTTCAAAAATGATTTGTTAATCGAAACAATTTGGATAGATGTGGCATCTTTCGTTTTATTTAAATTAATACATCCATCTGCATCAGCGTAACCCGCCAACCATTCTAATTTAGTTTTAATACTATAATTTATAGGAACCTCGTATTTCGGTTTATTTATTTTATCGGTTATATAAAACCGAATTGGATTTTTCTTTTTTTGAATGTTTTTTGGATTAAAATATGGTAATAATTCTCTTTTTTCATTGTATAAATAAATAGTTGGATAATTATTGCAATAAGTTCCATCTCCGCAAAAAAAACCATGTATATATGGATTTTTAAATTCATTGGGGTCCGTGCATTTTATTACAGGTAATTCAAAATTAGATAATACATACCCATTTTTTAGATGTTTCGTTTCTATTTTTTCTTGAACGCATCTTTCGGGATGTGTTTGATTACCCGTTCTAATGAGCCATTTATGACCATCAGTGCAATCTAATTCCATACCATTTGATAATTTTACTTTATATAGAGATTGATTTCCAGTATATTTTATTTGCACGTTGGAAAATTCATTCCCATTCCAAACATTTACAAATTTATTTTCCAATTCGCCAATATTATAATAACCATTATCAGTTAAAATTTTGGTGGTTGACGAGACGCAATGCACGTTTTCCATCATTAATTGAAACCCATATGCTGCCCTCGCCTCCGGTAATTGAACCTCGCTCAAAAAACGCATACCCAAATTTTCAATAACAATACCATCACTTGCCGCAAAGAAAGCTAATATCATCTTAATAAAATGTTTTTCATCTTTATTTAATGTTTTCCAGTGCGCCATATCGGAGGAAAAATCAATCTCCTCGGCTCTCCAAAAACAGTCCATTTGTTTCTTGTAAGCTTTCCATATTGACTCGTCAGTTAGTGGGAACATGACAAATCTATCAGGGTTTTCAGTAAGAAGAATCTCATTATTTTTCGACATTTCTAAATATTATTCTGTTAGATTTAAATATTTTATAATAAATATATTTTCATATTTTTATTTATATTGATTTTAAAATCATTTATGCATTAGTAATTTAAAAAATAATTGTGATTTATGTATTATATGAACGAAGTTATTGATAATGAATATAAAAGATTATCAAAAATACTGGAATATATTGAAAATTCGGAAGAAGATTATTCATATTTGATTAATAGATGCAGGGGAATTTTTGAAGAAAAAAAAAGAAAAATGAAAGAAGAGATTTCTGCGTTAGAAAATTTAAAAATTTATTTAGAGAGAAATATTGAAAATGAACAAAATATATTTTTAAAAAATGAACTAAAAAATAAAATAATTGGATAAAAAAAAAAAAAAAAAAAAAAAAAAAAAAAAAAAAAAAAAAAAAAAAAAAAAAAAAACAAAAAAAAACAGAAAAAAAACAGAAAAAAACAAAAAGGCGGGTATGTTGTTCCAAGCAATGGTAAAAGTATTAAAAATAGCAAAAAGAAAAGTATTAAAAATAGCAAAAATAACAAAAATAACAAAAATAACAAAAAAAAGAAAAGTATAAAAAATAATAAAAAAAAAGAAAAGTATAAAAAACTAAAAAATATTTAGGAGATTTTTTTTTTTATAAGCTAATATTATAATGAAAAAGAGTTTGATGAAGTTAACAAAAAATAAATACGTTTTTTACGTTGTTAGTCTTTTAGCAATATTGAATGTTCTTGGATATTTTAGTATGCGTTCTTGGAATTGCATCGTTATGTTTGCCGCTGTTGCATACTCAACTAAATGCTACGCGAAAAATAATGTCATCGCTGTATTGGCTGGTTTATTTGTTGCCAACTTTGTTTTTGGTTGCAACCAGGTAAAAGAGAACTTTGAAGAAGCGTTGAAACCAGGAGACAACGTTGAAAAGGTGATGGATGGCCTTAAAACACAATTACAACAAACAGGAGATGCGTGCCCGGAAGGAAAAGAAAAGGATGACGCTGGTAATTGTGTTGATATTATCGATGATGTACAAGACAAAATGAAAACCCTACAACAAACCATGAAAGGCATGAAAGGCATGAAAGGCATGCAAGGTATGATAAGTGCATTAACCAACATGGGTAAGTAAGTGTAGAATTTTAAATTATATTAATATAATTTTAATTTTAAATTATTTAAAATTTAAAATTTAAAAAAAGATTTAATTTTTGCAAATAAGTTTTAATATATATTATGTATATAAATGGCAAAAAAATCATCGAAGGTTGGTAAAACATTAAAGAAAACATTAAAAAGAATTGAAAAATCTTCTTTATTGAAAAATAAAGTCGTTTCATATGTTGTTCTTTTAGCGGCAATAACTTTAGCTTTAGTATATATTTCAAAATCTAATTGGAATGCTTTGGCTATGTTTATTGCAATTGGTCTTTTAACTTGCTTCTTTACTAAAAACATGACTGTTACTTTAGGAACCGCTATAATAGTTTCTGTTATTCTTAACAGAAAAGCGTTAAATATTGAAGGTTTTGAAGAAGAAAAAACTGAAGAACAAGAAGACACTATGGCTACAAATGAAAAAAGAAAATGTTGGAAAAAAAATGAAGCTGGGGAATATGTTAGAGAAGGTGACACAGATGTTTTACAAAAAGATTGTGACCCAAAACCAATGTTTTGCTGGGAAAATGACAAGGGTAATTGCACGAAACAAAGTTTTAATAATAAAACCATTCCTTCCAGTAAACCAGCGAGAGTAGATGGAGGAAACGATGATGACGAATCGGAAGGTGATAGAATTGACCATTCAAAAACATTAGAACAGGCATATGATAATCTTCAAAATATGTTAGGGTCGGATGGTATTAAAGGATTAACAGGGGAAACATCTAAATTAATTGAACAACAGCGAGGACTTATGGATTCTATTAAAGGTATGGGTCCAATGATGAAACAAGCGGAAGAAATGATGGGCGCATTGAAAGGTATGGGTGGTGGCATGGGTGGTCTAGAAAAGATGTTGGGTGGCAAAAAATAAATTAAACATAATATATAAGTATGGCTCGAAAATGTCCACCAGGTGTTTTTTGTATTGAAAATACAACAATTGTATTTTTAATAATAATATTTAGTATTTTTTTGTATGTTATGACACAGAGTGTTTATAAAATCTCTCTCGTTAATGAAAATAAACCTAGTTATCTAAAAAAAATTTTAGAACATCCTTTTAGAGATAGATTTCATTTTAATATATTACCAAAATTAGGAGCAAGAGTATCAAATGACCCTGGTGATATTTTATCAAATCCTTATTTGCCACCTCATAGAGATGGTAATTATTTCCCGAAAGATAGCGGTGACCCAAGAGGAATACCAATAAATGTCCCTACACGTGGCCCAAGAACACAATGGAAACAAATCGGTATTTTAACAAGATTAAATGGGGAAGAAACAATTCTTCCTTTGATGGGAAGACCAATGTATTCAAATAGACAAAAATGGCAATTTTATACTTTGAGTGATAAAAATAATAGTGTAAAATTACCAATAAGCAAAAATGGAAAAAGTTGCACCGGTGATTATGGGTGTGACGAACTTTTTAACGGCGATAGTGTATTTGTTGAAGGTTATAATGATGCTTTTAAAGCGACAATATATGAAAATAATACTCCAGAATATATTCCATATATTTAATAAAAATAATTTCAAAATTTTTATTAAATCATCTCTTTTTTATATTAAATCTAAATAAAAATTTTAAATTAATAAAAAAATAAATTAAAATTTTTATTTTTTTATAAAATACTATAGTATAATGTCATTTTTTATGAAAAATACCAATAATTTTTCTTTAGAAGATTATAATGAAGTTTTAGAAAATTATAATTTAAAATTTGAAGTTTTATTTAATTTGAAAGAAGGAATGAAAATTGGAAAAACAGAAATAATTAGAGAACAATATAAAAAGGCAGTAGAAACCACGGAAACAGTAGAAACCACGGAAACAGTAGAAACCACGGAAACCGAAGAAACCACTGAAACCACTGAAACCGCAGAAACCACGGAAACAGCAGAAACCGAAAAAACAGCAAGAAAGGCAGAAGAAACAGCAAGAAAGGCAGAAGAAACGGTAGAAGAAACGGCAATAAAAAACAAGAAACAAAAATTAATGGTAAATGGTGAATATTGTATATATGATAATAATATTTATCAAAAAATATCTAGATGGTGGTATAGTGAAAATAGAGAAAAAACATTTGGATATTTAGAAAAAGATTTTACAAAATTTGTAAAATATTTAGACTTGGTAAAAATAGAAGTTCAATCTTTTAATTATATTTATTATAAGAAATTATCGAATAATATAAAGAAATTAGTTAATAAAATAATACTAATACCTGGGTTATATAATTTAAAAAAAACATACAGGGAAGAAAAAAAAATAGTAGCTAAAGTCGATAGTATTATTTTAACGCTTATTGATTTTAAAACAGAAATATCAAAAAAAAAAATAAATACACCCATTGCTAAATCTCTTTTAGTAAGTATATACAATCAAGCATATAATAATAAAAAACAATACAATTATTGCAACGAAGTTTAAATACTATTAAAAATTTCCTTAAACCAACTTTCAATTTCTTGACCATCATCACATGTATCAGTGAAAGCGACTGGGTTTTCACCATTAACCACATATACTTGTGATTTGCATATTTCTTTACCATCTTCTATGTATTTTTTGGTGTTTTCATCAATATCTTTCCCTTCTTTAATGTCTCTCTTTTTTTGTTCTTCTTCTTCGGCAAGTTCTTCTTCTGTTTTTGCTTTTTCATCAAATTCATTTTCAATTAACGTTGCATCTAAAATTTGTTGATTATCCTTTTCATCTATTAATATAAAATCAAAATTATAATATTTTAATTCTTTGTCATTCTCTTCATCAACCGATAAACTATCACTTGACTTATTTTTATTCATAAATTCATTTAAAAGTTTATATATTTTTTTATTATAAATATCATTATTTCCACCACCTTTAATATAAACTTTTCTCTTCTGTTTTTAAAACTTTTTTTTTTTTGCTTTTTTTTATTTATCTTTTTTTTTAATTTTTTTTTTGTTTGAACTTTATTTTTTTTTAATATATTTTTTAATCTGTTTTTTGATAAAGTCATAATTTACTTATATTAAATATATATTAAAAATAATTTTGTTTAATTTATAATATTATATAATTTACTATATATATATGGCTTGCGAAGGTAATTATAATAAAATTCCCATAAATATTGATAAAAGTGAGATTATAAAATTAAGTAAAAATCTGTCACGATTTACATATGATTTTAAAGGTGTTAGTAAAATAAATATTATGTCAAATACCATAAGTGGTATGTTTGAGTTAAATTATGGTATGCAAAAAGCTGTTGCTCATATGCCAACATTGGGAAAATTAGATTTCTATAGTGCTTTATTTTATATGAATTCTGTTAATAAGTATAACGGAAAACATGTAGATATGGAAATTATATTAATTTTCGTGAATAAAAATAATAAGATGCTTTTAATTTTTATTCCAATAAAAAAAGATACTACAACAGCGAAATCAGCAAATTTTTTTAATCAATTTGTTAGTTCAATAGAACCCAATGTAGAAAATCAAGAAATAAGTGTAAATAATTTTAATATAAACCATATTATACCACAAGATAGTTTTATTTCATATAAATCAAAAGCACCATACTTGGGTAATTGCACAACTGGTTTTAATTTAATTTTTTTTGAAAAAACTTTAAATATTAAAACAGAAGATTATGATAAATTAGTTAAAATTTTTGGAAAAAATGATTATAAAAAATTAAATGGTATTGAAGAATTAAATAACACAACAACTAATTCTATGTTAAATGTAAAAAATTATCAAATTAAAAATATTAATCATGTAAATGCTTCATTTGATTTTAAAGGAACAAAAAATGGTCCCGGATTAAGAACTAATAATGAAACGTTACCTTTGGTTTGCACACCAGTTGAAGATGAAAATGGCGAACCAATATCTGGTAAAACTCGTTTAGATTGGATAAAGGGGTCTTTTGACAGCATTAGTCCCGATGCAAAAAACATATTTTATTTAATTATAGTTGTTTGTATTATAATTGGTGCGATGGTCTTTTTGCATAGTTTTATATTTAAGAATCTAGGAAAAATATTAGGCGATGAATCCATTGTTACTAGAAGCTCTAGTCTAACTTAATTTTTTTAATTTTTTTAATTTTTTTAATTTTTTTAATTTTTTTAATTTTTTATAAAAAATTAAAAAAAATAAAATTATATTTTTTCAGCGTCATATAAATTTCCTTGTATGGGTTTAAAATAACTCGATTTGACACTTTCATTTGCTACCCGGGGTAACATATTATTTATAATATCTTCTTCTACGGAGCGTGTGTGTTTAACATTCATACTGTTCATTTTTCTAAATTTACTATGTTCAGTATCCAAATATCCCATATTGGAGTTACCTGCCATATTCATGGATCTCATAACAAGCATATAACCAGCAACAATGGCTAAAACACCAACAAATTTATTAAATGTTAAAAGAGCAAAAACAATAATAATAACTACTGTTTTACCAACAATTGTATCTATTAAATTAGCAAATTGAAATGGTATTTTTACATCAATTATAATAAATAAAGCCAATAATATAGCTAACAATGAATGGTGTTTTTCACGCATTAATGATTTTAAAATTTTATTCATATATCATAAACTAATATTTTTTATTTTTTTTAATTTTTTAATTTTTTTTAGAAAAAATTAAAAAATTAAAAAAAATATAAAATTGAATGTTTATTAAAAATATATAAAAGATTAGTAAAAAAATTATATATTCAATGGATGATAAACCAGCAACTTATTTTGGAAACAAAGGTTATACGATTTATAAAGAAAATTTAGAAATCAAAGAACAAGAATTAATAAGAAAAGAATTAACTGTTTCTCCATATGTTCCTAAAAATTCACTACAACAGCCAAAATCATTTCCTGTTTATAGAGAATCTTCTAAAAAAATGTATTTGCCAAGATTTTATGGATATAAAAATTATGGCGTTCCCGAAGAAATCAGAGTAAGCTCTGGAAAAAAAATTAATTTAAAATTTTCTGGTTCTTTGAGACCTAAACAAGTTCCAGTAGTAGAAAAATACATGGAACATATTAAAACAAATGGTTGTGGTTTATTAGCTCTTCATACAGGTTTTGGCAAAACCTGTCTTGGGTTGAACATCATTTCACGTATTAATTTAAAAACATTAATTATTGTTCATAAAGAGTTTTTATTGCGACAATGGGTTGAAAGAATTGAACAATTTTTACCTGATGCACGAGTAGGTAGAATCCAGGCACAAGTTATTGACGTAGAAGATAAAGATATCGTTATTTGTATGTTGCAAAGTTTAAGTATGAAAGAATACCCACGAGAGCTATTTAATGAATATGGACTGACAATCGTTGATGAATGTTTTCCTTTTAAAACAAAAATACATACGTCAAATGGTCCAATGAACATAGGAAGCTTATATGAAAAATGGAGAAAAAATGAAGAATTACCAAAAATATTAAGCTTTAATAGAGAAACAAATAGTTTTGAATATAAAAACATGACATATGCATGGAGAAAAGAAAGAAAAGATTTAATTAAAATAAAAATGTCAAAAAAAGTGATAAACTGTACACCTGAACATAAGATATTGACAGTAAATGGATATATTGAAGCAAATAAATTAAAGATTGGTGATTTAATTATTTCTAAATATGATAAAACGCATATAGACAATATTATATCAAATGGGTTGAATGAAGACCAATTACAAATAATATATGGTTCATATTTGGGCGATGGTAATATAGGAATTACTAAAAAAAACAGATATAGATTACGTATAATTCACGGTGAAAAACAAAAAGAATATTGTCAATGGAAAGCAAAAATGTTTGGTATTAAAAAAATGACATATATTGAAAAAAATGGGTATTCTCAAAAACCTGCGTATAGGTTTCAAACAAAAATATTTGATTTACGCGATAACATTCCAAAAAATACAAAAACAGTTCCTGATTGGATAATTGATAAAATAGATGCTAAAGGTATAGCTATTTGGTTTATGGATGATGGTAGCACTATGAAAAAAAATAATAAAAGAGGTTATATAAGTATTTATTGTAGTATTCATTCTAATAATTTTAATTATGAAACTCACAAAAAATTTGTAAAAAAATTTAAGGAATATGACATAGAATGTAAAATAAGTAAAACAAAAAAAAATTATTATTTACGATTTAATAAAGAAAATTCATCCAAATTAATAAATTTAATTAAACCATACATCCATGAAAGTATGATATATAAAATAAATAATAGATGTGAAAATTATAATTGGTGTGATAAATTTTTAGATTATGGTCTTTTAAAGGTTAGTGAAATAAATTATTTTGAAAATAAAGGAACATATAGCTGCAATAAACCATATGTTTATGACATAGAGGTAAAAGACAATCATAATTTCATAATAGGAACAAAAACACCAAAACAATATATTGATGGTCCTGTTGTTTCAAATTGCCACCATATTAGTTCTGAAGTTTTTAGTAGAGCGTTGTTTAAGATTGTGTCGAAATATATGTTAGGGTTATCCGCAACAGTAAAAAGAAAAGATGGTTTAACGCGAGTAATTAAAATGTTTTTAGGAGAAATTGTTTGTAAAATTGAAAGAAAAGGTGAGGATAAAGTTACAGTTAAAGGAATAAATTTTATATCGGACAATGAAGAATTTAATGAAATAGCTCGCGATTGGAGGGGGCGTGTGAAATATACAACGATGATAAAAAAAATATGTGAATTCAACGATAGAAGTGAATTTATTTTGAAAGTGTTGAAAGATATTATAAATAAAGATACTGAAAATAAAACTCAAATAATGATTTTAGCACACAATAAATCTGTTTTAAAATATTTACATGACGCTATAAAAGATAGAAACTATTCTTCTGTTGGTTATTATGTAGGGGGGATGAAGGAAAAAGATTTAAAAATAAGTGAAGGAAAAAAAGTAATTATTGCTACATATGCAATGGCAGAGGAAGGTTTGGATATAAAGACATTGACAACGTTATTAATGGCTACACCTAGGGTGGACGTAACACAAGCTGTAGGAAGAATTTTAAGAATGAAGCATGATAATACAGAGGTATATGATATTTTGGATCAACATGCCCTATTTCAAAGACATTGGAAAAAGAGGAGGGCATTTTATAAAAAGCAAAAATTTAAAATATTAACAACTACAAATACAGAATATTTTAATGATAAATGGGATTGTATTTTTGATGCTGAAAAGAAAATTTCAAAAAATAAAGGAAAAAAAAAATATAAATCAACAAATTCTTCAAAAGAAACAATTAGTATTAAAACGGACCCTTTATTAATTGGAAAATGTTTGATAGATTAACAAATTTTTAACAAATTTT